AATAGCTGGTACTTTTTTAGTTCCGTTCAAATAAATATCTGAATCGGTTGCTTGTACTGCTAAAGTCCATTGAATAGGGTCTACACCATCTACTGAATCCGTTTCTGATTCTTTTGTTGCTTCTGCTGTAGGAGTCAAATTAGGATAAACTACTACGCGCCATCCGTCTTCAAATTCTCCTGTGGTTTTATTACGTCTACGACCTTTAATTAGGTATTGAACACACTTTGTCTTCCAGTTACCTGTAGGAGACCAACCCAAGCCGTTTGGCGTTTTTTGTTGCCCTAGAATATCCTCTTTGAGTGCTTGGTCTGTTTGAATGAATACCATTTCCCCTTGAAGTAAGGTAGCGCCCTTTTTGACTCCGTGGTCTGGCACATCGTCAGCTGGATAGTTGTTTGTTTCTGCTTGGTCTTCCATAGCACCAACTGATACTAAACCAGTTACAATTTTAACATTAGTAAACTCTGGTCTTCCGTCTGTACCTTTAGCCATATCAGCTACAACAAGCGCTTCATTCCCCCAGAAAATCTCACGTGAATTATAATCTAATTTCATTTTTTCTCTTTTCTATAATTTCATTGAATTGGCATAATTAGCGCCTTTTTTCAATGTTGTTTTGACATCTTGCATACCTTTTTTTTCAACCAAGAAATACATGCCATGATAACCTGTGCCTGTATAATCACTACGCCTACCAGCGTCAACAACTTTAGCACCTTTACCACGGTCGTATTGCTTTATATTTCGTCCTAATTGCCCAGTATTTTGATATTTTGAATACGTGTAGCTGTGTCCATGACTTCTAATTATTCTAGTTCTTCTACCAGCAGTGTTAGCTTTTGCTTTAAGTTCTGCTTCAAACCAGTCAGCCATTCTTCCAGTAACTCGCTCATTGAATTGCTCGCCAATTGCTCTAATATCTAAATCTTTGTTCATTGCCATGCTTGACCACCTGCACCACAAGGTAAGTAGACGGTACCAGTATAATTGTACAAATGGCTATTTTCAGACCAGTTTGTCATATTCCAACCGTCTTGCAAAACATTGCCAACTAATCCGACAAGTTCATCGTCAACATCTTTAACAGATAAAACAACTTGATAATAGTAACCCATGACAAAGCTTGTATTATCCATTTTAAGCACCTTTGAGTTACTAAGTGATAAATATACCGTCTTGTCTTCTATGGTGTCCTTAACGCCTAAAATAACGTCATTTAAAGGCATTGTAAGTAAATTGTTGTACCAATCTATATAAGAATCAAATTCGTTCATATCCCGTTACTCACGACCCCTTCCAAAATCATTTTATTATTTTTAGGGTTTCTCTCCCATGTTGTTCGCTTGAAAGTCTCGCCTTTTTCGTTCAAGAAATAGTTGAAAATTAAGTCTTCCATTTCTCCGATTCCGTTAAGCTCATATCTTACATTTTTACCCAATCCAATCATAGAAAACTCATCAAGTCTTGACTGATTAATTCTCTGTTTAACTGCTGGTAAAACGATATTATTTATTGCGTTAGCTTCTGCACCGTTCTTCTTTTTAACGGTTGTCTCTACTTGCAATGTAACTTGTGAAAATATCATTAAATACCTCCATAATACATTAATTCTTGTAGAGAAGCTAAACGTTTCATTTCTGCATTTCGCCATTGTTCTGCTGGTTCATCAACGATATTAAGCCGACAATAACAAGAAATAAAATCTTTAACTAATACACTTGTTTCATCGGCTACAATGCCGTTTTTTTCTAGCAATTTCATAGCAATTGAACGGAATAAGATAAGTTTACTATCATAAGCTGTTACTGAAATCGGAATACCACAATAGACTTTAATATAATCTATCATTTATTCCCTCCGTTTTATCCAGCTGTTACTGTGATAACTGCACCAGCTTTAAGAGATTCAGTATGTCCACTAGAAAGTGTTTCTACCAAAATCTTATTGCTGTTTGTTTGCCATTCAAAGGCGTCAACTTTTGTAAGGTCTTGCATATCAATGTGATATTTTTGGTCTACCAATACGATAGGACTAAGAGCTTTTGAACCTGTATAGACAATAATTTCATCTACTCCAACTTCTGAAGCAATTTCAGTATCATCATTTTTAATACGAACATGAGCATTAGCAATTAATCCACGCAATTCATCTAACAATGTTTTACGTTGTGCAGCTGTAACAATCAAATAACGACGTCCAGCAGTAGTGCGTACAAAGTCTACAGCTTCTTCAATAGCGTCCGCAAGTGGTGCTGTTCCTGTAGCTGGTGCCTCTGTAGTGATTTTTTTGATTTTCTTAGCGTTTGTTTCAAGCATTACTGACTTAAAGCCGTTTGTTCCATCTCCCTCAACAAGAGCAAGGTCAACAATTTTATTTACAATAGCTTGTGTAAGTTCTGCAACGATTAAGTTATAAAGTTCTGAATATGACATTTGAAGACGTTTAACACGTTCAGCAAGTGATTGTAATTTATAAACCATTACAGGCTCAAGAGTATCAATAGTGAGTGTTGCTGACTGTTCTACTTTTTGTTCGCCGTCTTTATGGACTTTAGCTTCGTCAGATGAATCAAACGAGCGTGAAACAAGCAAAGCACCTACATTTGTCACACGGAAAACTTTGAATACTGGGTTAGTATCAAGCAAAGCTGTGTTAATTGATTCAACCAATTTACGTGGAAGTTCAAAAGTTGTATCTGTGATAGCTACACCATTTTCAGCGAGTTTTTGTTCCCAAGCGTTTTTAATTTCTTCTTTTCCAGAGTTCTTTTTCAATACATCAAAAAATTCTGTAACAGCGTTTTGTGATTCAATAAAGTTTGTCATTTTAGCTTTTCCTTTTGGTTTTTCTTCATGTGCGTTAAGTTCGTTTTCAATTTTGATAATTTCAATTGAATTTTCTGAAATTGTTTTTTCTAATTCTTGTACTTTTGGCAAGTCTTCAATTGCATTTTTTACTTCAAAGCCGTTAATTTGAGATTTTAAAGATACATTATTTTCTTTAAGTTCTGCCAAGCGGTTTTGTTTTTCAATTAAATCTGGTTTATTCATATTTTTTCTTAATTTCCTCAATTTCTTTCAAAGCGTTACGGCTTTCAATGATTTTGTTGCGTTCTTCTGTAAGTTCTTCGCCTAATCCATTTTTAATGAATTTTGCATTAGGGTCAGCTGGTACTGAAACAAGAGAAATCTCTTTAAACTGTGCTTTATTTACGACTAGAGCGTCATTTTCATTAAATTCATATTCCATAATATAATAAGCAATGGATAAAGAATCAAAAGCTCCATTTTCTACAGCTTTGTTAATGTTTGGCGCATTATCATAAAGAGTAAAGTCAGTCAGGTATTTATTACTAGCTAAATCATAGTAGACCTTAGCATCTCCAATGACTTCACTAGAGCCCGAGCCATGTTCATATAGCAATGGATATCGCTCTCTAGCAAACTCAATACAGTTAGGCTTCAAGATGATTCCATTAAGATTTTCTACGCCAACTTCTGACCCAATACCTTGGAACGATTTCGAACCATCCTCATTTTCAGTTACTTTAATTTCAGCACTATTGGTTATTAGTTTCATCTGTGCTTGTAGTGTCCTTTCTACTGCCTTGTAAGTCACTTAGATTTTTAACAGCAACTGCATTAAGGTTTGAAACATAAATATCTCCACCCTCAATCGGTTGCTCGCCCATTTTAACAAGAAGTTGATTCTGTGTAAAAATAGGAGCGTTAATATTTTCGTGATACAAGTCAATTAATTCTTTCAAAGTTGCAAATTTGAACAGCTGGTTATCTACGATTATACGTTCATAATATAAATTACCTTTAACCATTCTTCTGCGATTAGTTGAAATCAGTTTATAAGTCAGTTCCTTTTCAAGTTGAATTAGCAAAGGAATGATAGTAGAATTATAAAAATAAATTTGCTGTTCTTGTGTTGCAGTACCAAGCAAAATATTTTCATTCATAAAGTAACCTGTCAAAAGTTCCGATTTAATAAGGTCAAT